AATTAGAATAATGAAAATGAAATGAGTGAACTCCTTGTAAAATCGCTGAGAATGTTGATTTTACAAGGGTTTCACGCGTTTTTATGTTCTGAATTGTGATGAATAAAATTGATAAAATAAGATTCCGTTAGTCACAGTTAGTCACAAATGGGACTTTTATTTTCTCAATCTCTGTACGGAGTTCTTCCAATGTCCTGTGTCCATATACCGCGTTTGTAACATCTCCACCAAAAGAATGGCCGAGCATTCGCTTCCGGTCGTTCTCCCGGACGCCGTATTTTTCGCACAACGCAGAAAAGGTGTGTCGACAATCATGCGGCGTGTGCTTCGGATCACCGACGATTTCTAAGTGTTCCAGTGTAGGATAGAACAGCGCTTTTCTGTGATGCTGCTGAGTATATACGCATAGTTTTCCATCTTGTGTCAGCACTTTCTGTTCGACAAAATGGTATATAGCGGGATGTATCGGGACAATTCTGTTTTTACCGGCTTTTGTTTTGATACCACCTTGGAAGTATCTTTCTTCTAAGTTGGTCGTAAGTTTTAGCACCTCACCGATTCTCCAGCCGGAGTAACACATAATAAGAATGAGCTGCACTTCTGGATCGTCGGTATTATTCCATAGCACTTGCATCTCCTGATCAGAAAATGGCGTTCCATGTTCGGTGTCATTATCAGCATTGACATGGACATATAACGCCTTATTTTCCGTTACAATTTCTGAGTAAACAGCGTATTTATACATCTGCTTGAACAGTGTAAGAATTGCCATGAGACTCTGACGCTTTAACGGGCAGTCATCAATTACCTTTTGCAGATCAGGCGCTTTTAAATCCTCGAATACACGATTATACAGAGCCGTGCAGTTTGAGTAAGCAGTCTGGTAAGCTATCTTTGAGCTATAAGAAAGTTTTGAACCCTCTGGAAACTTCCATGTGTAAAACTTCTCATATACCTCTGAAAACGTCAATTTCTTGATTTCCGGGTGTTTATCCTCGACACCCTTGATTGTATTGTAGTCAGCAATCAAGCGGCTTATAAGAGCATCTATGTCGGTTGTAGGGGATACCTCAAGAGTCCGCTCCATGCCGGGTTGATACGTGCCGGCTTTGTAAGCTGTCAGAATAGAGAATCCTTTCAGCCAGTCATCAACGTAGCAGATCGCCGGTGGACGGACCACCTTTCCGGTTGCATCCAGTGTAGCCGGTGGGTGCACTGCATAGCAGTTTCTTCGATTCTTGCCAAGATACCGAATAGAGCCGAAGTTATTCGGCAATTTTGGATATTTCTTTCTTTTCTTCGCCATTTTTATTCCTCTTTTCTTTATAGCTGTTTTTAGGTATAAAAATAACAGCCGAACAAACTTTCTGTCTTGCCCGACTGCTCCGAAGATGATACAATATGTTTTGCCAGAATATTACATTTCTTCGGAGATGTATAAACGCCACCTCGGTACGCCAATGCCGGGGTGGTTTTTATTTTTATTCTATTTCTTCAATATCGACTGAATATCCGAGAACTTCTCCGACAGTTGTGCATTTTCCCTTTAGTGTGACTGTATCACCTTTTGCCATTGATGCGACTTTCGAACGCTGCTCATCATTTTTAATCTGGCACTGAACGCCGATTATCGCATATTCATCGTCAGGATAGAGGGAGATATATTTTCCAGATGAATCAATGTTCCCGAGTCTACCAGTGATTTCTAAGTATTGCCCTTTGTATTTATCAGATGCTCCAAGTGCGTTATCATCAAGCTGAGACATCATATCATTGACTGATACGGCTGTGTATTCAATTGGTGTAGGTGTATCAGTTTCTTTTACAGATTCCGTCTTTGCAGATGTGCTGGAAGAAGACGTGGTGTTTGAATCCGAATTTCCACCAACGGCACCGATAACGCCAATGGCAACAACTGCTAAAACTACCCATTTGAGTTTTCCACCTTTTTTCTTACTCATAGAATTGCTCCTCCTAATAGCTTTATTCGCCACGCTTCGCACTTTTTATGCGGATTATGCATTTTGCATCGCTGATTTTGCAATATTATGTAAAGTACGGTTATTCGTGGTATTTTTATTCTATCATTTTAAGAGCATATTGTAAAGATTTAGAACGAAATAGAGTGATTTAAATGAAAAAGAAATGTTTTTTTCTATAAAATAGTGAGAGTTCATGTGTATCATTGGCAGTTGCCAAGAGTCGGAATAGGTGGTATAATAGCAAAAGCGAACTAATGTTCGGTTATATTTCCCACAGCCGAACATATACTGTAGTGTAGGCGGTAGTTGCGACAGGGAGGGGTATTTATGGATTATAAGAAAGAGATTATTGAAATGATAGATAAAATAAATGATGACAGTCTGCTTGAATTCTTCTATAGATTCATTGCCAGAGTATTAAAAAACCGGGGAAATTAATCCCCGGCTTTATTTTTGGAATAGAGAGCATCTACGTAGCCATAAACTAACTGTTGGTCGTCTTTTGGAAGATTAGTGAGTTTTTCAATGCAGGACAGTAGCTGCGGATTTCCTGAGATATCTGCGACTAATTCTGCATTGTCTGGCTTATGTTCCGTCCATCCCATTAAGTAAGCAGGCGATACGCCTAATGCCTTAGCATAGTCACGCACTTTCTTTATAGAAAGTTCTCTTGAATTTTCAACCTTATTCACGGAAGATCTTGACTTATATCCAAGTTTTAATGCCAGTTCTTCTTGCGTCATGTCTAAATTTTCACGGCACTTTCTAATTCTTTCTCCTATGTTCATGGAGTTTACCTCCTTTCTGCTTACAATGAGAGTATAACATGTGTTGAAAAATATTTCAACATTTTTTGAAAATATTGTTGACAAAAATATCAACACGAGTTATAGTGTTAAATGTAGACAGAAACATCAACAAAAAGAAAGGAGGAACAGGAATGGTTGATACTCCATTGCTTGAACAGAGAATTAAAGACTCTGGAAAGAAATATGGATATTTAGCTGAGAAACTAGGCATTTCAAGGCAATACTTCAGGATGAAATGTAAAAATAAGGCCGATTTTACGAACAGGGAAACAGATATTCTCTGTAGTGAACTTGGGATTACATCTCTTACTGAAAAAGAAAAAATTTTCTTTAAAAAGTAGACAAAATTATCTACAAAGATCTTAACTAGAAAGGAAGTGAAAACAGTTGAGCAGATATAAAAAAGAAACCGATGAAGCCATAAGAAGACTCAGTGAGCGTTTCTGGGATTTACAGGACCAGACCAACAAAATAAAGGAAGCTGTTCTGACAGGAGAAAAAGGCGATTTGAAAATGCCAGAGAAAAGAGAGTTAGAACCTGGTGAGCCGATTCCTTTTGGCGGAACGGTAGATGTGGACTGTATCTTTCCAAAAGAGCCGTGTGAGCAGGTAGATGTTGAATTTTCGGTAAAGGAATTATTACAAATGTATACACATTATGTAGATTCGCTATCTACCGACACACACGTTTTAGCAGTTATTTCAATAATTGCTCTAATAATTTCAATAGTGGCTCTGCTTGTATAGAAATCGAAAATATACCAGTAATCAACGCGATAATTGATAAAATCGTTGTTATCCAAAAACGGGAAATGTCTTGGAAGTAAGCTTTTATAGCAACTTCACCTTCTTGGGAAATTATATACTCGTGTTTTCCATCTCTGGCACGACTTAAACAGTTTTTCCGAAAAAGGTAAGTGCAAGCATCAATTTGTCGCTGCTTTCTTGGATTGTATCCATGATTTTTCAGAGCCTTTTTCAATATTTTATATTGAAATTTAGTAATCACATTTTCACCTCCCCTCTACTGGGAGTATATCACAAGAAAGGAGACTTATGAACGAATTACAGATTTTTAATTCAGGGGAGTTCGGAGAAATTCGAACAATAGAAATTGACGGGAAACCGTATTTTGTTGGAGCTGACGTTGCGAAAGCACTTGGCTACAAGGACACGGTTAATGCACTTAAACAGCATTGCCGTGGGGTGGTAAAACACCACCTCACAGATTCTCTCGGCAGGAATCAGGAAGCGAGTTTCATAACAGAGGGAGATTTGTACCGATTGATTATGAAATCGAAACTTCCATCGGCAGAGAAATTTGAATCATGGGTTATGGATGAAGTTCTTCCGACGATCAGAAAGACAGGCTCATACCAGAAACCACTGACGACAGTTGAACAGATACAGGTTATTGCGACAGGATTCTTAGATCACGAAGAGCGGCTTAACAGACTTGAAAATACCATGACTATTGACTACGCACAGCAGGAATCTATTAGAGACTTAGTGTCAAGTGTCGTAATTGCTCACCTTGGTGGGAAAGAGTCAAATGCTTACAAGGAAATTGGCAAGAAAGTATTTGCTGAATGCAACAGGGATATAAAGACTTACTTCGCAGTAAACGCCCGTAACAACATCCCTAAGCTGAGATTTGAAGAATCTATGGAATATGTTAAGAACTGGCATCCATGTACAAATACAGTAATGTGCATCAGGGACTGCAATGCTCAAATGTGTATTGAGTAGAAAGGAGCGTAAATGGACGCATTACAATTTAATAAAGCCGTCAGCCAGCACTGCAAAGAATCTGGTGGAGACTGTTGCAAATGTGACCTACGGCTTTACTGTTACCTATCGCCAAGTGAGCGACCAGATGAGTTAGTGAGCCTGGTTATTGATTTTTTGCATAACCACATTGAAAACCATGGTCATTATACCCATCACAGTGCGGCTTCATTTCCGTGTATTGATGATATGGACATGAGCACCGCAGTAGGCGGCGACTGTTACCAGAAACCTCATACTCTTCATAAACAGTCACATGCTTGTGAATCTTGTGGCAGTGATACAGTCGAGTGATTGTTTCAACCATATAATTCTCCTTTCTCCGTACTCGGCATGGAGGTGCCTGTAAGTACATTATAGGTAGGAGAAAAGAAAAAAAACAATAGAAAGGAGCAAATTATGAGTAAAATTTTCATTCCACACGAGCTTAAAACCATCGAAGTTGACACAGAGAAGAAAATCTTCCGCATCAACGGAGAGGATTTCGGACATGAATGTACAGGTTTTATGATTTCCTGCACACCGGATGATTTCCGTATTGATATGGAAGTGGACACGACCGTACACTTTGCAAACTATTCCAACAAAGGAAAATTGAGAGAACAGGGAACATATAAAGCAGAAGTTCCTTTGGTTAAGTCTCACAGAGCACCGTAAGCTTTCAGAAGATAAGAAACATTATATTCTGGGGTATATGGACGGAGTTATTGATTACAGTAATTCTGACCAGAAAGAAAACAAGAAAGGAGCATGAAATGAGCGAAGTGGATACTTACATTAAAGAGAACGCCGAAGTTCATCGGTTCGCCGCAGAGGTTGCGAGAATCATATCAGGTATTCCACAGATGCCAGAGTTCTCAAACGAGCGCCTGACAGTATCAGACGTGAGTAAAATGACAGGCATTCCTACACCATCTGTCAGAGCAGGAATTATATATGGATGGCTGCCTATCGGTACGGCGTATCGTGGGAATAAAGTGATTCACGACAGAAAAGGTTCTGGCAGAATAGAATTTGTTATCTCTCCAAGAAAACTCTGGGAAGAAACAGGATATATCTGGAGAGGGAAAGAAGCATTAAAGTGATAGTGCCCCGGCGGTGAAGCACCACCAACCGGAGCGTTGCACTTACTAATCTACGCTTAGTAGGTACAGGTTAATTATAACTTCGTATCTGCTAATTGTAAATACCAAAAAAGGAGAAATTAGCACGATATGAGCAGAAATAGCACAAATAAATGTGAAAATGTTCCGACATGGGACGAACTTGAGTTCATTCTTGCGACAGAAATTGTCGAAGAAAGTAGAAAAAAAGCAAGAAAATGGTTCATGGCATGGATTGTGACCGCAGCCGCGCTGGTAGCAAGCAATCTGTCGTGGATTATGGGAGAAATGAAATGAAAGAGTATATGCTAATTGCTGTTTGTATGCTTGCCGGGAAATATGTGGACATACCTATTTGGCTGAACATCTTTTTTGGCATCTCGGCAGCATGGGCGGTTCGCCAGATGAAAGCAGACTGGCAGTAGGAAATAAGGAGGATAAGGAAATGTTCGAGAAAGAAATTGACGAAATTTATGAACTTTGTAAAAGAGTTGTGAATGAAGTTCCGACAGCTAGTGTTACATTTGAATATTCAAATTATGGTCTGAACGTAAGGGGGGTTAAAAGAAAAGACAATGTTTGTCTTCCCGAAGGCAAATTTAAATGGGATTTATATCAGAATGTATCTCTTGATCCATTTTTCGAGAAAGAAAGTCGTGAAAAGCTCAATAAAATCAAAGCATTCTTGCTGGAACTTCTGATAGATGGGAAGTGTCCAAATGAGTAAACAGATAGCAATTATGAAGCTTCTTCCCAGTCTGGAGATAGCAGAATGCATTAACGAATTGCTCAGAGAGCTTCAGTCCATAGGGGATCACATTTTGGATTATGAAAACTGTGATATGTCTCTGGATCATATCGAATGTCATGAGACGGATACATTGTATTGTTTCTTTAAAAGAGAGGAGAAAAGATAATGAAATTGTACGAAATTGATAACGCAATTATGGATTGTGTAGACATGGAAACAGGAGAAATCATTGATGTTGAGAGGCTTTCTGCTCTTCAGATAGAAAGAGATCAGAAGATTGAGGGTATCGGTTGTTGGATTAAAAATCTTCTGTCAGATGCAAAAGCCTTAAAAGAAGAAAAAGATAACCTTGCAGCACGTCAAAAAGTTGCTGAGAACAAAGCAGCTTCATTAAAAGAATTTCTTTCAAAATATCTGGATGGTGAGAAATTTAAGACTGCAAAGGTATCAATTTCTTACAGAAAAAGTGATTCTGTAGATATTTCAGCGAATGCAACTGTTCCTGAGGAGTTCCTTAAATATGCAGAGCCTACACCTGACAAAATCGGATTGAAAGCTGCATTGAAAGCCGGAAAAGAATTTCCGGGAATTTCACTAAAAACTTCTCAGAATATTCAGATTAAGTAGGAGAGCGCTATGAGTGATTTTGAAATCCGTATTCCGGCGAGAAAGAAACAACCGGCAACTGATAAGGATAACCCTGTCGTGAAAGTTTCAACAGGCGCATATAACGCACTGGTTGAAATTTATAACGAATCAACCTTATCAATGAAAGATATCGCAAGTTTGCTGATTATTGAAAGCAGTAAGCACGTGGTTTATGACAAGGAGGAATAGAAGTGAATATATATGAGAAGTTAGGCATTATTCAGTCAAAGCTGAAAGCCCCTAAAGGACAGTACAATTCCTTCGGGAAATACAAATACAGGAGCTGTGAGGATATTCTGGAGGCTGTAAAACCGCTTCTGGCAGAAACAAAAACCGTGTTAAACGTCACAGATCGGATGGAAGTTGTTGGAGACAGAATATATGTCAGAGCAGAAGCTCATCTAAACGACTGTGAAGATACCGGCGAGATTACAACCGTTGCTTATGCAAGGGAAGAAGAGTCTAAGAAAGGCATGGATTCTTCACAGGTGACAGGTGCAGCTTCATCTTATGCCAGAAAATACGCTTTGAATGGGCTGTTCTGTATTGATGATAACAAAGATAGTGATTCTACTAATACAGGAGAGAAAGAAAAAACGTCCGGCAGAAAAGCGGAATCGGTAAAAGAAACCGAGATGATTAGTTCCGAGACTACTATGTCAATCAAAAATATCATTGATAAGTACCCGGAAGCTAAGCTTTTGGAACAGATCAAGACTCGATTTAAAGTAATCGATATTAAGTCTCTTACCAAGGAAAAAGGTCAGAAATGTCTGAAGATGTTGATTGACTATGACAAACAACATACAGAAAAGGAGTAGCAGCATGAATAAAGTAATTCTTACAGGAAGATTTACGCGTGATCCAGAAATAAAGTACACCAATGATGGGACATCTATTGCAAGGTTTTCTATTGCGGTAAATAGAAGATTCGCGAAAGAGGGTTCCGATCAGAAAGCAGATTTTTTGAATTGCATCGCTTTCGGAAAGTCGGCAGAATTTATCGAGAAATATTTTTCTAAAGGAATGAAAGCGGATTTATCCGGGAGAATCCAGACAGGATCCTATACGAATAAAGACGGCGTGAAGGTATATACAACAGATATTGTTGTCGAGGAAATCGAATTCGGCGAAAGCAAAGGTTCTTCACAGGTACAGACAGCATCGCCTACACCGAATCCAGAAGCCGACCCGGACGGCTTTATGAGCATTCCTGATGGTATCGACGAGGAGTTGCCATTTAATTGATACAGATTGATAGCAGGGAACATCAGAAAGTTATTGATGGCATTAAAAAGGCATTTGACGAGGCAGGGGAAAAATGGTTCGTGTCAAAGCTGTATGTGGGTGATTACATGAATTATGATAACCCGCGTTTGGTAGTTGATAGAAAACAGAACCTTGCAGAGTTATGCGGAAATGTGTGCCAGCAGCACGAAAGATTCCGCGCTGAGATTATCCGGGCAAACGAAGCAGGAATAAAACTTGTCTTCTTATGCGAACACGGGAAAGGAATCGAAAAGCTGGACGATGTTCTCTGGTGGGAGAATCCCAGGGCGAAGAAGCGGGTTAAGAAAAATGGTATCTGGATTGAGCAAGAACAGAAAGTTATGCACGGCGATACGTTGTACAAAATTCTATGCACAATGCAGAGAAAATATGGCGTTGAGTTCCTATTTTGTGACAAAAAAAATACTGGAAAACGAATAATGGAGATTCTGTCGGATGGACAAAGAAACGATTAAACAGCAGAACAGTATGAGAGATGTTCTTTCCAGATACGGAATGATTCCGAACAGAGCTGGCTTTATCAGCTGCCCATTTCATTCCGGTGACCGTACTGCTTCAATGAAAATTTACAAAGACAGCTATTATTGCTTCGGATGTGGCGCGACAGGAGACATATTTACATTCGTTCAGAGCATGGATAATTGCGATTTTAAGACAGCCTTTCAGATTCTTGGTGGAACATACCATAAACCTGATTTTTCGTCCAGAATGGCAATATATCACGCTCAGAAGCAAAAAGAAATGAGAGAGAAGGCAGAGCGGAAGAAAAATGAAGAATTGCAGGAATGTTTGTCCGATATTGACTTTTACAGGTCTATTCTTGGCAGAGTAAAGCCATTATCAGATGGCTGGTGTGAAGCATGGAACAAATTACAGCTTGCATTATATAAGCATGGATTCATAACAGGATTGGAAGAAGGTGATTAAAGAAAATGGAACAGATTAACAAGCTCACATCAGAATCAATTCTGGAAGAAGAAGTGTTTAATGAGATATTCAAGCAAGAAGATGAAATTTACAAGGCACGTTTGACATTGACTCTTCTGGACAGAGCGAAAGAGCTTGGAGTAAAGAAGAAATTTGAGGATCTGTTAAAAGTCTACACAAAAGTACATAAGCAGATCCTTGAGAAAGAAAAGCAAGAGAAACCTGTATCCGCATTAAATCAATGGACAAATTTCTCTGATTGCGAATATGACCGCATGAAATGTCTTAACTGGATGGCAGATGATGAGGGAATCAGGATTTCAAATACAAATCCAGGATCACCGGATATTATAGCTTGTTATCACCCTATTCTTCCAATCGAACGAATGAAGAATCTGGAGACTGGAGAAGAGCAGATTAAGCTTGCATATAAGCGAAACGGTAAATGGTCTGAAATTATCGTTCCAAAGACAATGATTACATCCGCGACTAAAATCGTAGGGCTGTCAGCGTTGGGAATTTCAGTCACTTCGGAAAATGCGAAGTATCTGGTCCGGTATCTGTCGGACGTGGAAAACGCCAATGATGATTATATCAACATCCAATATTCTTCCAGTAAAATCGGGTGGATTCGAGATTATTTCCTGCCTTACGACAAGGATATCGTATTTGATGGCGATATGAGATTTCGTCAGTTATACGAAAGTATCAGTGTAGGTGGCAGCAGAGTAGAGTGGTATGAACATGTAAAAAAGGTTCGTGCTACTGGAAGAATCGAACCAAAAATCATGTTGGCTGCAAGTTTTGCAAGCATTCTAATTAAACTGGTCGGTGCTCTTCCATTCTTTGTGGACTTATGGGGCGAAACCGAGGGCGGTAAGACTGTAACGCTTATGTTGGGGGCTTCTGTCTGGGCGAATCCAGGTGAATCTAGGTACATAGGAGACTTTAAAACAACCGATGTGGCCCTGGAAGCAAAATCCGATATGCTCAACAACTTACCGCTGATTCTGGATGATACTTCCAAAGTATCGGCTAAAATCCGGGATAATTTCGAAGGAATTGTATATGACCTATGTTCCGGCAAAGGAAAGAGTCGTTCTAACAAAGAACTGGGCGTGAACCGGGAGAACCGCTGGCAGAATTGTATTCTTACTAACGGTGAACGTCCACTGGCCGGGTATGTCAGTCAAGGTGGAGCAATTAACCGAATTATTGAGGTTGAGTGTTCCGAAAAGATATTTGATGATCCACAGCTTACCGCAGATACTCTTAAAAAGAATTACGGATACGCAGGAATCGATTTTGTGAACGCAGTCAAGGAAATGTCTATTGATGATATAAAAGCCCTGCAAAAGCACTATCAGGGGCTTATACAGGACGATGATAAAATGCAGAAGCAGAGTATATCAATGAGCATTATCCTGGTAGCGGATAAAATCGCAACAGATCAGCTGTTTCATGATGGCCAGTACATTGACATTGAGACGGCTAAGAATCTTCTGACAGAGAAAGAAATGGTGTCTGAAAACGAACACGCTTACTGGTTCGTGCTTGATAAGATTGCCATGAACGGAATTAAATTTGATGATAACCCAGATATCAAGACAGAAAGATGGGGAATTATCGACAATGATCCGGTAGAAAAAACGTCAACTGCAATAATCTATAGCGCAGCGTTTGATGATTTATGCAAAATCGGAAGATTCTCCAGAAAAGCATTTTTGTCATGGGCTGTCAAGAAAGGACTTGTGGAAACCGACAGCAGAGGATATCCGACCAAAGCAAAAAAACTGGACGGAATTGTCACCAAATGTGTGTTCTTGAAAATTGTAGATGAAATTCCAAAAGGTTTTGTGAATTGTAATGATGATTTTGAGATTACAGACGATATTGTGTTTGATTAACAAACAATTCGTCCAAAAGGTAACCGGGTAACCTAGGTAACCTTTGATTCTGCATATATATATTTAAGTATTTATATGCACATATTGAGTATAAAAGTTTCCCTATATGAGAAAGTCAGGGTTACTCGGTTACTCGGTTACCTACCTGTAAAATCAATGGTTTACACAAATTAGTACGGTTACATCTCGGTTACTGTGGGTTACTTATATTAAAGTAATATAAATATATTATATTTATAAAATAAAATTAAATAGAGCGTATACAGTATATTGTATACAATATTCAAAGGAGATGATAAAAATAAAAGTAGAAGCAAAGGATATTCCGTATATTCAAAAATTTATGACTGAATTTTGGAAAGCTATAAAAGATTTCTATTCGGCCGAACTTACAGATGAATATTCCAAGCAGGCTACTGATCGTCTGATAGAGCTTGGAGAGTATGCGGAAATGTGCCCTGATAATAATGATAAACAGTTTATCAAGAATTGTCTAGTTGCTTTTAATAAGCTGTTAGATTCTAAACAGAGGAAAGTGATGCAGAAAGAGATATAGGGCGTTGCTGAAGATGATGTTCTGGTGCAGATCGCAAGACCAGGACTGGATGTTGATTTGAATTTATGTTCATTTTGAAAGGAGTATCAAATGATTGATTGCAAAGGAAACAAGTTAAACATTGGTGACGAGGTTGTATATATTCACGGCAAAAACTCAGATTCCCGATTACAGACCGGATTCATAACAAAATTTTATAAAAGTTATTATGGGCGTGATGAATGTAGCGTAGGAAAAGCGACTCATATTTTAAGCCATAGAGTAATGAAGCTCAGTTAAAAGGAGAAAGAAACATGAAACTGTATGACGTATATGACGGTTCAAAGTACATCGGGGAGCTGACGCTTGCTGAAATATCGGAATTGACAGGAAAGACAAGAAGCCAGATATCGCAGGCAATCAGCGGGGCATATGACATTAACGGAAGATATGCGGCCATATATGAGGGACAGCAAACAATCGCATACTCAAACAAGAATGATCGAAGGATGTTGATGGAATTTGATGCTCTGGCAGGCAAAATAAGGAGGGCAGCCGGATGGGAAAGTTAAAAATCAAGCAGAAAAAGAAAGCATTCATTCCGTATACGAATCAGCAGGCTAATATGTTTGCGCAGTCTATCCAGAACTGTCAGAAAGAGTTAAAGGAGATGGAGTCAAAAGCCTTTGATGATGGGTTCGAGGATGGAAAGAACTGGTCTGACGTGCTGAATTTTGTGATTTTGTTTTATGTAATGCACGAATTGCACGGATGGGGATGGAAACGTTACATGAAATCCGTAAAAAGAATTAATAACTACATCAATGATATTAATTCTGGAAAAACATCATTGTCTGAAATGGTTGATGATTTGGAAAAGAAGCATCACATTCGGATTTGTGATGATTATAAGGAGTTAATCAAGAGATATGGAGCGTAAAGCTGCGCCGATGATTTATATGCAGAATAACGGACAGGTAGCATTTGACTAAATGAAAGTAGGACGAGAAATGAAAATTAAATTAAAAGAAATCAGCAGAGACGATTTAAAGGTAGGAGATACCGTTGGAATTGCCAGAACGGTGAATTGCGGGTGGTTATCGACGTTCCGACATAGAAAAATTATTCCGGTTAAGATTACAAGAATTACTCCAAAAAGAACCAAGATCGAAACAGATATATATGAAGAACATGGAAAAGGCGAAAAGTTTTACGAATACGATGAAAATGCCAGAAAAGAAAATGAACTTGCGGAAAAGTTTGTTCTGGTAAAAGATATGGAGTTTGAACTTAACCAGTTTGAAAACAAATATGGGCTGAAACGGATGGATGACGAAGATATTCTCGAGATGGCTGATTACGTAGAAAAGATAATGAAAATTTTAGGCAAATACAGAAAGAAATAACGAATCCTCGGTAAACCGAGGCCATATCAAGATTAGCATGGTGAATTGATACGTAAATAAATACAGAAATCATGGAGGACTGCACAATAGCGTGCCAGTTGCTTACATGGGGAAAGTGAGGATGAAAATGGATTATAAATACTGTAGATGTGGATGCGGTGGAATTATAGGACAATACAGTAAAGTGAAAGGATTCACCTGTGAAAGATGCAATAAAGAGTATCAATTATCAGAGCTAAAATTCGATTGGATTGCATCGAACGAAAAGACCGGATGGCTATTTCCGATGTTGAAAAAGGAGGACGCAAAGTGAAATTCAAAAGTAACGCAAAATATAACGAAGAACCTAAAACCGGAAGTATTTTCGCCTTGGAATACAATTCTTTAAAAATCGTTATTCACAAATACGTTGGCTATGGAGATACGCTGTTCCTTAACTGTAACACATTGGGTATTTACAACTACAATCTTGGAACAGAGGATTTTGAGGAAGCTGTCAGAAAGGCGAAAGAAGTTGTCATGCGTGAAGCTAAGAAAATCAGAGAAGATGCTTACAGATTCTGCGCAGACGGCAAAATTGAATTTGATAGATATTAGGAGGACGCAAAATGAAATTATTTAAAACAGTAGATGAGAAATTAGCGGAAATTGGATTTGTGAAAGAAGAAGAAGACAAGTATGGGTGTGTGTATAAAAGAAAAGATAAGGAATATAATTTTACGCAAAAAGTCTACATTGGACACAAAAAAATCTGGTGGACATATTTTGCAGTCATATGATCCAGATTTAGGAGATGATGAAGGAATTGGAAATACTTGTGTTGGTCTTACAGGATATGAAATGAAATTGTTTGTCAAAAAGATGAAACAATTAAAGATGTATTCAGGTAAGGAGGACACAAAATGTTAATCAGAAGTCAGAATAGAGAATTTTTAATCAATTTCAACAATTCAATCGTAATCAATATCATGGATATTGAAGGGGCCGTGAAAATCGTATGCTCATATTCATGCAAGGATTATATTATTGGACATTATTCATCAAAAGCAAAAGCCATAAAAGTGTTGGATATGATTCAGGAAGCCTATGTAAATGGACATATTGATTACCAGATGTCAGAGGATAGTGAGGTGGAAGTATGATTACGTTCTTATTAGGACTTATACTTGGAATCATATTCGGAGTGGCTGGTCTTGTATGTGTAGCAATCATGTACGATAAGCACCATCCAGACGATTAGAAAGGAGAACGGTATGCTGACAAGGAATAAAAAGCTGAAAGATTACGGTATTCCGGCAGAGGATATTGAAAAACTGAATACGATGCTGAAAGACTTTCCGGCAGAGTACGGATACCTGCTTTCCAGTGCCGCCTTGTCAGCTTGCCCGAAAAACACGGTGATAGCAGATATGGTTATTGAGAATATCTTGCACCGGAAAAGTTACAGGAAAATCAGCAGAGAAAGATATATCCCGATGAATCCGAAGGACTTTTACGGATACAGACGCAAGACCGTCGCTGTACTGTATGAGAGGATGCGGTTGTTGGGAATGTGGGAGGATGAATAAATGCGTTTAATTGATGCAGACAAAATAATTGACTCTCTTGGAAATTCGGATATGGATTTTGCAATAGGTGCAGTTATTGACGAACAGCCGACAGTTTTTGATGTAGATAAGGTTGTGGAGCGGTTAGAAGAAGAAAAGAAGAGAGCATTTAAACTATGTTTGGGAACTAATGACAGCACGCAAAGGCTGAAATACATTGAAAAAGAACAGACGATAGCTTTAGCAATCGAAATTGTAAAAGGTGGTGGAGTTGAATGAGAGAAATTCTTTTCAAGGGAAAGCGGATTGATAATGGAGAATGGGTTGAGGGATGTTACGCGGAATGCAATGGCAAGACATTCATTGGAATTGATATATCCATTGGCATTGATGATATATTTGAGGTTTTTTGTACTCCTGTAATTAGGTGGCTTGAAGTCGATCCAGAAACCCTCTGCCAGTTCACGGGGGAGACTGACAAGAACGGTAAGAGGATCTGGGAGAGCGATGTTGTTTGGCTTGTTTATGATGGGAAAGAACATATTTATCAGATAGTTTGGGATAACTCTGAATTAGATTTTAAAGCGACCAATGGTGAAGAAAATTACGGATCGAATTTTGAATATTTACTATGTTGCGATGAAATTGAAGTTATTGGAAACATTTTCGACAATAAAGAATTATTATAAGGAAGTGTAAAATGAGAGAGTTTATACATGGTGACTGCATGAAATATTTACCGGAATTTCCGGACGATTACTTTGATATTGCCATAGTAGACCCTCCATATGGAATAAAAGAGCATGGAGGAAAGAATCGAAGTAAATATGTAAAGCAGAAAAATGGAAGTTCTATATACGTTCCAGACGGAGGATATAAAAATTTTGGATGGGACAATTCGCCTCCTGAACCTGAATATTTTAAACAATTGTTCAGAGTTTCTAAAAATCAAATTATATGGGGAGCAAATTATTTTGATTATCCAATGGCTGGAGGGATGATTATATGGGATAAATGCAATGATGGTTCCGACCAGTCTGATGCAGAAATTGCGTTCAACAGTCTAACAAGAAGAGTAGATATATTCAGATATATGTGGAGAGGAATGTTTCAAGGAAAATCAATTACTGAAGGAACTATTCAACAAGGAAATAAGAAATTAAATGAAAAGAGAATTCATCCAACACAGAAGCCGGTAAATCTATACAGGTGGATTTGCCAGAAATATCTGCAGAAAGGAATGATGGTGCTTGATACACATACAGGAAGTGCCAGCTCTCTAATTGCTTATGAAGAATATGGGATCGAATATATAGCTTTTGAAATTAATGAAGAATATTACCTCAACGCAAAGAAGCGGTTGAATGAGTTTAAACAGCAGTATACATTATTTGATTACGGATTGGAGGAACACAAATGAGTAGTGCAAGCGTAAGATTCGGAACAAAAGCGTATGTATGCGCAAGGTACTTCCTTAGACCGGGAAAGTGCTTCAAATACATCGACCAGCGTGGCGAAGATGCCACAGAACACATCTATGAGGTCATGGCATTATATCCTTATTGTGCATTATTAAGAGATACCAGGAACGGAGTCAGAACTTGCCCGGGATATAATACTTTGAGCCTGATGCTGAGAGGAAGTGAAGCGAGTGAGTAAAGGAAAAGACATTTCGACTATGTTTACAAGAGAAGAAAACCAAAAGAACGGAAGGCTTGGATATGGACTGTCCACCAGAGAAAAGAAAAGTATTATCAGTCCGGCACAGTACGGAGCATTCTTGCAGAAAAGAGGTAGGAGAAGATGAGTAAATCAGTATTAATCATGAACACACCAAAAGGATGTTTTGCTTGCCCATTTCATATGGCAGATTTCAATTTTAATTTATGCCTTGCAACAAGAAATGATTCAATCAGAACTATTTCTAAAGTAAGCCATGAAGGATTCAAAAAACTGGCAGGAAGACCCGAATGGTGTCCACTGAAAGAATTGCCAGAAAAATTGGAAGCGAGCACACGTGATAATGAAAGATGCGGTCAAGACGCGGAAAATAAGCGATAAAAATAAACAAGCGACAAAAACAAGCGGAAAGGAGAGGTGAAAGCATGATTGACTTAACAAATACATGTGTTCTGGTTAGAACAAAAGAAGAAAATGAAATGCTTCTCAAAGAAGCTGAGAAACAGGAATTCCATTGGTATAAAAAAGACCATTGCGAGCCATTACAAACACAATATTTTCCGGACATTTTAAAATTTTATAAATATGATATAACTTATGCGGCAAGTGTCAGATCAGACTTTGCTTTCTATGAGGCATCAGAACTCCTCGGGACAAAAGAAATGACAGTAAGAGAGTTTATTGAGCGGATTGCAGATGTTTGTAGATACATCGAAGCTGGCAGTGGAGAAGTTAAAAGAGGTGAAGTAGATGGAGAGATTAACACGCAGATTAAACAATAATAAAATTGTTGCGATAAAAGGGGACAGTTGCGATTATAATGCGTACTCATTTGATTGTCAGACTAGTGAAGAAAGAAAAAGATTAAAAACGGCATTAGAAAAACTTGCCAACTACGAAGACTTAGAAGAACAGGGCTTGCTTGTGAGATTGCCGTGTAAGGTTGGAGACACGGTTTGGGTGGTAACATCGCCAATTAATGTGTTTGGTTATGATGAATATGATGGAGATGCGGAATATGAAGTATATGAATCTTTTTTATCAAGCGTATCTTATTATGCGTCTGGAGAACAATTCAGAATTTACGCAAAAGTAACGAATAGTTTTATTGCGGCATACTTTAGAGAATGTGATTTTGGAGAATCTATATTCCTCACCCGTGAAGATGCTGAGAAGAAGTTGGAGGAGTTAGAAAATGAATAATGTGTATCTAGTAATTAGAGAAAAGGATAGTGTATTAGTCTCAATTATGAGGAACAAATTAGATGGTACGTATTCTTTTGTAAATTTAACAAAAGGACACATATGTACTTGTAAATTTAATACCGTTGAAGAAGCGGCAGAAGATATGCAAGGCAAAAAAGAAAACGGTGAAGTTTTAGATTATTTTAAAGTATGTGAATAAATGGGAGGATTAACATGAAACCAGAAGAAGCAATTAAAATCTTACAGGAACGTATTGGCTTAACTAAAAAGGTCTGGTCGAATGTACCAGAAATTATTAAGTACCGTGAAGCATTAGAATTAGCAGTTAAAGCGTTAGAAAAGCAGACCCCAATGAAGCCAAATAACATAAAATCTATTTTTGATTTTTCAGGCAGATACTATACGACAAAGGGCAATTGTCCAGTTTGCAATAGAGAGAGACTTTGTAAATCGGATTTTTATTGCAATAAGTGCGGACAGAGATTAGATTGGGAGGGGTGAAATAAATGAATCTTAGAAAAGCTACACTAACCGACTATGGAGTGCCGCCGGGCGATATACCGGCACTTCAAAGTCATTTCAGACACCTTGACGAGAATGACAAATATAATCTTCTGCAAGTATCAATCAAATATGCGCCAGGCATAGAAACACAGATATACGACAGCATAGTGAACTGTATAGGATACCGGACAATGGAACGATTCCGGGAGGTGCCGGTATCTGAAAATGATTTCTACGGATACAAGCGCAGGACTATGGCAGAATACTATCACTTGGCAAAATTGACCGGAAGATTATAAAGTTGATAAAAACTAAAAGTGGTGTAGAGGTACATAACCCCTAGTGTGGTATTATAGTGTATATAACTATAGCTATACTGGGGGTTTTTGAATTGAGGTGATGATATGGCGAACTTAAAAGCAGTTACAAGAAAACTTCAAAAAGCTATATTATCCACCGGATTAATTATAAAAATTGGAACGTCACAATTTTACAGTAAAGAACAGGAAAGATTAATTACTCTTACCATAATCTCAACGCCCACACTTCATTTGACCAAAAGAAAAGAATGGAAAGATTGTGATTATGAAATATTACGAACTGCATCCCAGTATGATGTAGTCATGTGCTTAAAAGAAATATGGGAGGCGTGCCAAGAATGGAAATAGATAGAGGTGATTAGATGGACTTGACGCCTAAACAGAAAGCGTTTGCAGATGAATATATAAAAAATGGCGGGAATGCATCTGATGCCGCAAGGAAAGCTGGATATAAAAATTATGAAGTGGAAGGCTATAGATCGATAAGAAATGATAAGGTTTTATCTTATATAGCCGAAAAGCAGGCTAAAATCGAGAAACAAAAATGTACCGATATCATGTCTCTGGCAGAAATCCAGCAACGTCGTTCCATGATCGCAAGAGGTGAGCTGACTGATTCATTCGGATTTGCTCCGGACTTCTCCGATCAGCTGAAATCTATGAATGATCTGGAAAAAACGCTTGCTATAAAAGAAGCCAGAGAAGAGCAGCGGAAAGCAGAAGAAAAAGCCAGATTACAAAGTGAATATCATATTGATCTGGATATTGTCCCGGACATATTTCATAAAATGATTAGAGATATCCGGAAAAAGAAACATAGCGAGTATATTCTCCCTGGTGGACGTGGCTCCATGAAGTCCTCAACTATATCTCTGATCATACCGGAACTGCTGAAGAATAATCCAAATATGCACGCCTTGATTCTTCGAAAAGTCGGGAACACAATAAAAGATTCTGTTTACGCTCAGATGAAATGGGCTATTGATAAATTGGATCTAAATGAGGAATTTATGTGCAAGGTGTCTCCTATGGAAATCACATATAAGCCGACCGGTCAGAAGATATACTTCCGCGGTGCTGATGATCCATTAAAGATTAAGTCCATCAAGCCAGAGTTTGGATATATAGGTATTGTCTGGTTCGAGGAGTTAGATCAGTTTTCTAATCCAGAAGAAATCCGAAACATTCAGCAGTCTGCTATTCGTGGTGGTAATGAAGCATATAAATTCAAGTCATTTAACCCACCTAGAAGCAAGAACAACTGGGCGAATGAATATACAGCAGAAGCAGAAGAAAAAGATAAAAATGTAATGGTTGTGCATAGCACATACCTTGATTTGGGGATTGAACAGGAGTGGCTTGGAGACGTATTTCTTGCAGATGCTGAACATCTAAAAGAAGTAAATCCAGATGCTTACGACAATGAGTATTTAGGACATGCCAACGGAAATGGTGGAAATATCTTTGAATACATCGAGGAAAGAACTATCACAGACGAAGAAATCAGCCATTTTGATAGAATTTATCAGGGGGTTGACTGGGGCTGGTATCCGGACAAATATGCTTTCTCCAGAATCTATTATGATTCAACTAGAGAAACAATCTATTTCATTGACGAGATTTACGAAAACAAAAAATCAAATGAATGGACTGCAAATGAAATCAAGCGAAGACAGTATGACGATTACGAAATTACTTGCGATTCTGCCGAGCCTAAATCAATCAATGATTACAGAGATTCAGGACTCCCGGCAAGAGGAGCAATCAAAGGACCGGGAAGCATTGAGTATTCCATGAAGTGGCTGCAAAGAAGAAAGCTTGTGTTTGATCCGAAAAGAACGCCAAATGCTTACAAAGAGTTCAAAAAGTACGAATATGAACGTGATAAAGATGGAAATATTTGCAGTGGATATCCAGACAAGGATAATCATTTAATAGATTCCGTCCGGTATGGCTCAGAGTCATTATGGAGAAGACGAGGTAACAGTGCATAATGGGACTTATAACAACACTAAAAAGGTGGTTTAACATGATATTCAAAAAACAAGCCGAAGAGGACTTTAATATCGAGGCAGCAGAATTTCCAGAAATGGAATCGCTGATTAACCGGTGCGCGAACATTTACAGGGGAGTACCGGAATGGCTAGATGATAAGAATAACATCAAGACGATTAATTTTGCAAAATCTGTCTGCTCAGAAACAGCCAGACTCGCAACACTGGCGATTGGCATTCAGATAGACGGTTCTGCAAGAGCAACATGGCTTCAGGAACAGATTGACAAGGTATATTTCCAGATCCGGCGCTGGGTAGAATATGGCTGTGCTTATGGAACAGTATTTATCAAGCCAAACGGCGAGAGCCTTGACGTATTTACTCCGGCAGACGTGATGATTGTGGATTATGACAATCAGGAAATCAAAGGGATTATATTTAAGGATTCTTATACCGTCGGACGGAAATACTACACAAGGCTTGAATATCATCGTTTTGTTGAGACAACAGTGGACGGAGCGACAACTTATCCGTATTATGTTTCCAACAGAGCTTATGTATCAAAATCCTCTCAGTCAATCGGAGACAAGATTGACCTTAAACAGACAAAGTGGGCTGACCTCATGGCAGATACACCGCCGATACTCAAGGCAAACGGCGAGAAGCTGGACGGACCGTTGTACGGAATGTTGCGGACACCGCAGGCGAACAATGTGGATATCAGTACACCACTTGGACTTCCAATATTCGCAGAAGCTATCGAAGAGCTGAAAGACCTTGACATTGCATATAGCAGAAATGCCGGAGAAATTTTTGATTCGCAGAAGATAGTTCTGGCAGATGACAGATTGCTGATGCCAAGCGGTACACCTGTAGCAGCCATGTCGCCACAGGGTATGGAGAACAGACGTAATGAGATGAACTTACCGCACTTTGTCAAGAATGTATTCGGACAGGACGAGAAAGAATTTTATCAAGAAATCAATCCGATTCTCAACACAGATACCCGTATAAGCGGAATAAATGCCATTTTAAGCCAGTTAGGATATAAGATTGGATTCTCCAACGGGTACTTTGTTTTCAACGAATCTAGCGGCATTCAGACGGCTACAGGAGTAGAAGCGGAACAGCAGAGGACAGTGCAGTTTATCAAGGATGTAAGGGATAAGTTGGAGTCTTGCCTAGATGAAGTTATTTACGCATTGAACGTTTACGCTGATCTGTACGGGCTTGCACCGGTTGGGGCTTATGAAGTCAATTACGACTTTGGCGATATTCTGTATGTACGTGAAAACGATCGTGCAAGATGGTGGCAGTATGTGACTACTGGCAAGGTTCCGGCATGGATGTATTTCGTAAAGTTTGAAGGAATGACTGAGGAAGAAGCTAAAGCAATGGTTAAAGAAGCCCAGCCAGACGAACCAAAACTGTTTGGAGATGAGTAATTATGTTAAGCCCAGAGTATTTACGCCAGATAACAGAAGGAAGTGAACAGATTGCAGAGGAACTACATCAGTACATTGTCGGAGAAATTGTATCCAGAATGATGACGCGGATCGGCAGAGGCGAGAAGTATATACTAACCAATGCCGATGCTTGGAGAATTCGGACATTGCAAGAATCCGGTGAGCTGTTAGAAGATATTCTGTCAGAGCTGTCTAAATATACTAAGCGGCAGCAGGAAGAGCTAAGAGAGACGTTTGAAGATGCCGGAATCACTGCTCTCGATTATGATGACAAGATATACAAGGCGGCAGGATTAAGCCCTGTACCGCTCGAACAGTCGCCAGCTATGATAAGGCTCATGGAACGGAATATGCTTGCGACTATGGGTGAGTGGAAGAACTTTACACGAACCACCGCAAGTGCCGCTCAGAGGCTCTATATTGAGCAATGCGACCTTGCCTATAATCATGTAATGACTGGGGCGGTTGGGTATACACAAGCCATCAAAGAGGCGGTTAATAACGTTGTGAGTGATGATGTTACGGTCACATATCCATCCGGCAGGCGCGACACTATCGAAACAGCAGTCGCACGTTCTGTCAGAACTGGCGTGGCTCAGGCTACTGGAGATATATCCCTCAAACGCATGGAAGAAATGGGCTGGGATTTAGTTCTGGTCAGTGCTCACATGGGAGCCAGAACAGGTGACGGCGGTGAGAATCCCGGAAACCACTCATGGTGGCAAGGAAAGATATACTCTCGTTCTGGCAAGAGCAAGAAATTTCCACCGTTCTCATTGACCGGATATGGAACGGCGAGTGGATTGTCAGGGGTCAACTGTCGGCATAGTTTTGGAGCCAGTGATGGAGAATTTAATCCCTATACAGAACTATCAGCGCAGGACAAAGCCAACAAAGGTAAACAGTACGAAAAAGAACAGCGACAGCGCACTTATGAGCGAAGAATCCGAAAAACAAAGCGTGAAGTCCTTGGAATGCAAGCGGCGGTTGATAACTGCAAAGACGAACAGGCAAAATTCGCATTACAGCAAGACCTTGACCGGAAGTCTTATCTTTTGCAGAAACAAAATGCTGCATACAAAGATTACTGCAAAGACAATGATCTAAGAGAGCTGCAAGACCGACTCATGATTGCTAAATGGAACCGCCAGAATGCTGCAAAATCCAGAGGAGCGGCAAAGAGATATAAAACAGCAAAGGGGATTGACTGATGGACAGATGGGAATATTTCAATCCTAATCCTGTTAAGGACAAGAGAACGGGAGATTGCGTTGTCCGGGCAATATGTAAAGCAACCGGCTTTGATTGGGAAACGGTATTCGCCGGATTAATGATACAGGCATGCACTCTGTCAGATATGCCAAGCGCAAATTATGTCTGGGGAGCGTATCTTTATAAGCATGGATACAGACGTAAGCTGATAGAACAGTCAGAACGATATATCTATACAGTCAACGACTTTTGTACAGACCATCCGACAGGTACATACATTTTATGCATAGATGGCCATGTAGTGACGGTACAGAATGGCAAATATTACGATACATGGGATAGTGGTAATGAGGTCCCGGTATATTACTGGGAAAAGGAGTAGCTAAATGAACATATCAGAATTTGTACAGATTTTCCTCTCTATCTGCGGAGGGGTGTCCATTGTCGGAGGGGCGGCAGCCGTAATCTTTAAATGGATTACCCCGGCATTCCGACTTAATAAGCGAGTAGAGACACTGGAAGAACATGATAGACGAGATTATGAAAGTCTTCGGAGAATCGCAGAACGAGACTCATTAATTCTGGAAGTATTGTCAACAATGTTGGACAGTCAGATCAGCGGGAATAACGTCGAGGAATTAAAAAAAACAAAACAGAAGCTTACAAATTATCTTGCGCAGAATCAACGTTAGCATTAATAAGGGGTATGCTCATGAAATTATATGTGTTCACTAAGAAAGATATAGACAGATTCTTAATAGAGTGTAATTTCACACCGGACGAAGAAAGATTGTTCCGATTGAGATGCAAGGAATATACGCTCGAATACTGCGCTGAACAGATGAATGTGAGCATATCTACAGCAAAGCGGTTAAGCCGGAGGGTAAATAATAAAATAACCAAAGTGTGCTGATACTTTTTGGATACTAATTAGAGCCAGAAACGACCTGTTTCCGGTTCTTTTTTTATGTAAAAATATAGCTATAGAAAGTCATAGAATAAGTCATAGAATAAGTCATAGGAGGTGTACGAGATGGCATTATATAACAATCCTTATCAATATAGTTTTGGTGTTCCGGGACAGATGAACCAGTTTCAGCAACAGCCTGTCCAGATTCCAGCTCAACCAGTACAGCAACCACAACAGAATAATAGTGGTATCCTGTGGGTATCCGGCGAAGTCGGCGCAAAATCCTATCTGGTAGCACCTGGGACAAGCGTTTTACTGATGGATTCAGAGAGTGAAAAGTTCTACATAAAATCCACAGATGTATCCGGTATGCCACAGCCACTGCGGACATTTGAATACCACGAGATAGGCTCTCAGATGCCGCCTAAACAGCCTGTTCAGAACATGGACAGTAAATATGTTACTCGACAGGAATACGATGATTTGAAAGGCAAATACGAAGCTATTATAAACCGATTAAATTCATTTTCTGAACCTGTTAGGGCTAATACCGCACAGGAATCAGCGACCAAGGGAGGAAATGCAGATGAGTAATCCATTATTTAATGCCCTCGGTGGTGGGACACCGCAGGGAAACGGACCAATGCAGATGATACAGCAGTTTATGCAGTTTAGGCAGAATTTTAAGGGAGACCCGAAAGCAGAAGTTGAGAAGATGTTACAGTCTGGAAAGATTTCTCAACAGCAGCTCAATCAAGTTCAACAGATGGCAGGACAATTCCAGCACATGTTGAAAGGAATGAAATAGTACATTACAATCTGGCCAGATTGATGTAAATACACAAAAAGGAGATTATATTATGGATGGAAATTATAGCTTAGCAGATATTGCCGCTGCTACTGGAAATGGTAGAAATAATGACGGCATGTTTGGTGGAGATGGCAGCTGGTGGATTATTGTTTTATTCATTTTTGCTTTCTTCGGATGGGGAAACAACGGCTGGGGCAATAATGGAAACGGCAGCGGATATGTAGCCACAGCAGCTACTCAGGCAGATATTCAGAGAGGATTTGATAATTCCGCAGTAATCAGCAAACTTGACGGAATCAACAGTGGTCTCTGTGATGGCTTCTATGCCATGAATAACGGTATGCTTACCGGTTTTAATGGAATCAACACAAACATCATGCAGACTGGCTTCGGCATTCAGCAGGCTATTAATGCCGATACTGTAGCGAATATGCAGAACGCCAATGCACTCCAGGCTCAGCTTGCGAACTGCTGTTGCGAAACCAGGGAAGCTATTCAGGGCGTGAACTACAACATGGCGCAGAACACCTGTGCATTACAGAACACCATGAACAACAACACAAGAGACATTATTGACAGCCAGAACGCTGGAACAAGAGCCATTCTTGATTATCTTTGCAATGAAAAAATTTCTAACTTGCAGGCTGAAAACAATGATCTCAGACGCGCTGCTTCTCAGGACCGCCAGAGCGCACTTCTCACAACTGCAATGGCTTCACAGACACAGCAGCTTATTAATGCGATTAATCCGGCACCGATTCCGGCATATCAGGTTCCTAATCCGAACACATATTACGGATGCGGATGCAACACTGGATGTAATTGCTGATAACTTCATATCGAGAGTATCTTTCGATCGATTCGGATGTCGGCTTATGCCGTATTACACAGAGGGGCAGGCTGAGACCTGTCCTTTTGTGATATGAAAGGAGTATTTTTATGGCAGAATTTACAAATGTAGCTGCTCAGACTGTAGCAGCAAATGGAAACGTAGTATTTTCAAACACAGCAGTTAAAGGGTCTAACTGCATTCAGCACAGAGAGGGAAGCGGAATCATTACACTGAGAGGTTTAACCAATCAGTGTAAAGCTAGATTCTTCGTGGACTTTTCTGGTAATATCGCGATTCCAACAGGCGGTACAGTTGAAGCTATCTCTTTGGCAATTGCAATCTCTGGAGAACCAGTATTATCTTCTCAGATGATTTCCACACCGGCAGCAGTAGATCAGTATAATAATGTGTCTTCCGGAATTTACGTGGATGTACCACGCGGATGTTGCGTTAATATCGCGATAGAGAATACCAGTGATCAGGCTATTTCTGTTGCGAACGCAAACATTGTTGTAACAAGAGAGGCGTAGGAGGTGCAGTTATGAGAGATATCAAGGATTTATGTGCAAGGATAGAAGACGAGCTTGCAAAAATCGCAGACAGTGGACTGACCACTGGAAATCTGGAAATGACATACAAGCTGATTGATATGTACAAAGATATAAAGAACACGCAGTACTGGGATAAGAAAGCGGAGTATTACAACGCTGTCCTTGATGAGATGCGTGGTGGCTACAATGACGATTACAGCGAACGTGGAAGAAAGCGCGATAGCATGGGGAGATACAGCGCAAATGATGGCAGAATGATGCCAGATTATGACCGGGGCAGTTCTTATGCCAGACGTGGTGAACATTATGTCAGAGGGCATTACAGTCGTTCTGACGGACGAGATGCTTATGACGACTACATGACGCAGAAGCAAAGCTATCGTTCCGGCAAGTCTGAAGACTGCAAGAGGAAGATGCTTGCCGCTCTGGAAGAACATCTGGACGAACTTACAACAGAAATGAGCGATATGTCCAAGGATGCAGAGTGCCGGGAGGAACGCGATCTTGTCAAGAGATACGTGGAAAAACTTCGCGATATGCTCTAAAAACGCAAAAAGTGGTAGAGAGGTAGTTAAAATAAATCTGTTATAATGTAATTGTGCAGCAGGAAGCACAGTGGTTGTTTTGACATTTTTGTTTTATCCTCCTTTCTTTAACTAAATAGCTGGTGCGCACGCTTTAATGGAGAGTTAAACAGGTTCGAGTCCTGTCGTGCGTATTTGCCGTCTGGCACGCAAGATGGCATACCTCCTTGATTAAGGTTTTTGTTATTCATACTTTTCTTAAAAAAAAGAAATAAATATCCGAAACAACTCGTGGTAGGCATAACACGTTAAATACCTTGCTAATCCGGGGATCCGGGTTATGTGGAATGTACGTTAATGGTAGACTGACAGGGTCGCGCCCTGGGTTCCGGTTCGATTCCGGGCGTTCCGCTTTGATTTGGTTAAAATTATGCTGTTTGTTTGCAGGCGGTCTATGATTTGGCTGAATCACAACATCATGATGCTGTAAAGGTTATGTCTTATCCTGTAGACTAATGTTTAGTCCGAAAAGGCACTTCAATGTGGCTTCGCCAAGTGGTAAGGCACCGGGCTTTGACCCCGAGAGAGGAACACTCATTCATTGGTTCGAATCCAATAGCCACAGTTACCCTGTCAGTGGTCTAACTGGCTTAATCCATTTTACCTGCGGCGGCAGGTCAATAAACACGACCAGGAGGATGTTATGCAGAAACTTATTGACACACTTAAATCATTTGGAATTGAAATCCCGGAGGACAAGCAGGCAGATGTGAAGAAAGCACTCTCTGAGCATTACAAGAACGCAAAAGAAGTAGCGAAAACTCTGTCGAAAGTTGAGAGCGAACGTGATGATTGGAAAGAACGTGCCGAGACAGCAGAAGAAACCTTAAAAAGTTTTGACGGTATCGACCCGGCGAACATTCAGACAGAGCTTGCTGGATGGAAGAAGAAGGCTGAGGACGCAGAAAAGGAATTCAATGCGAAGATCTACGACAGAGATTTCTCAGACGCTCTGAAAGCAGCACTCGATGATGTTAAGTTTTCCAGTGAAGCAGCAAAGAAGTCTGTTATGGCAGACATTAAAGAAGCAGGATTGAAGTTGAAGGACGGCAAAATTCTTGGACTGAACGACCTGATTGAGCAGATGAAACAGTCTGACGCATCCGCTTTTGTGGATGAATCCCAGCAGCAGGCTCAGCAGAATCAGGCAAGATTTACCACTCATGTTGGACAGCAGCAGACACCGGGAAACATGACAAAGAAGGATATCGAAGCAATCAAAGATCCGTCCGAGAGACAGGCTGCAATTGCCCAGAACATCCAGTTATTCCAGTGATTTTTTACACCGACTATACACCAGAGTATAGCCGCTAACCCAATACCTTAACAATTATGGGTAGAAAGGATTTTTTATATGGCAGCAAAAGCTAATCTTATTATGAGTAATGATATTCAGGTCACAGCACGTGAGATTGACTTCGTCACCAGATTTGAAAGAAACTGGGAACACTTGCGTGAGATTCTTGGTATCATGCGTCCAATCAAAAAACAGCCGGGTGCTGTACTGAAATCTAAGTACGCAGAGGGTACTTTACAGAGCGGAAATGTTGGTGAGGGCGAGGAAATCCCTTACAGCAAGTTTACTGTAAAAGAAAAGAGCTATGCGGAAATGACTATCGAAAAGTACGCAAAGGCTGTATCTATCGAAGCAATCAAGGATCACGGTTATGAGAACGCTGTTCAGATGACTGATGATGAATTCCTTTTCCAGCTTCAAACTGACGTTACCGGCAGATTCTATGATTATCTGAAAACCGGTACACTTACTTCCACAGAAACAACATTCCAGATGGCTCTGGCAATGGCTAAGGGTCGTGTAGAAAACAAATTCAAGCAGATGCACAGAAATGTGACTGGTGTTGTTGGGTTTGTAAACATTCTGGATGTGTACGAGTATATCGGAGCAGCTGAGATCACCATTCAGAATCAGTTCGGCTTCCAGTACATGAAGGATTTCATGGGATTCAATACTATCTTCCTGTTATCTGACAGTGAGATTCCAAGAGGACAGGTTATTGCAACACCTGTTGAGAACATTGTTCTGTATTATGTAGACCCGAACGAGTCTGACTTTGCGAGGGCAGGTCTGGTATATACCGTATCTGGCGAAACAAACCTGATCGGATTCCACACTCAGGGCAACTACCACACCGCAGTGTCCGAAGCGTTCGCGGTTATGGGACTGACTCTTTTCGCAGAGTACATTGACGCAATCGCAGTAATCACCATTGATGAGACACCTGCACTTGGTACTCTGACAGTAAATTCCGTGGCTGGAACAGCAAGCGGCGACACAAAAATCACTGTAAATCCGGCTAAGGAAAATGCCAACAACGTATATAAATACAAAGTTGCAACAGACGCAGTAACTGTCGGATATGGACAGAATCTCAGAAACTGGACTACATGGGACGGAAAAGCTGACATTAAGGCAGCAACCGGACAGAAGATTACAGTGGTTGAGTGCGATGGAACATACAAGGCACTGAATGCCGGAAGTGCAAGCGTAACAGCGAAATGACAAACGTAGGAGGTAACTGGCATGGCTTATGCAGATTATGAATTTTACACAACTTCATATTTCGGTTCAGTTGTGCCAGAAACCGATTTTCCCCGACTGGCAGAAAAAGCCAGTGATTTTGTGGATTTAATGACATCCGACAGGTTGGTGGACGGACTGCCGACAAACGAACGCTCACAGAAGCGTATCAAAAAGGCGGTCTGTTCACTGGCTGAATTAATGTATCAGATTGAACTTGCTGAAAAGAATGCAATCAATCAGGCATCAGCAAATCTTACCGACACGAATGTCGGGAACATTTCAACAGGCATTGTAACTTCTGTAAGCTCTGGCAGTGAATCCATCTCTTATGCAACACCTCAGCAGAAAGCATCAGGCGTAAAAGAATGGAGTGCGGTGTATGCCGCCGCCGGGGACGTACAGAAAACGAACGACTTACTTCTTAAGACAGCTTTACCGCTTCTGATGGGAGTAAGGACGGATGATGGCATACCAGTTTTGTATGCGGGAGTGTAATTAGTATGAATAAAGTAATGTGCTTTTTAACTGGCGGGCATAAATTCAAAAGTCCTGCTGAATCAAAATGCAATGACAAAGAAAAGACTTGTACCATTACGGAAACTTGCTGTAAATGTGGAAAACAGTTTTCATTTACAGGTACATACAAACAGTTTGGTATTCCAGATGTGACAAGAAGTGGGAAAAATTCGTAGTTAAGTAGGAGGTATCTGAATAATGGAATTAAAACAGACAGTTGAAATGATGAACAGTGCAGATTACAAGGAACGCTTTAAGGCAGAGTATATGCAGGTGGTTATTCGATATAAGAAACTTGCGAATATGCTTGGAAAGTGGGACAAAGGGGAACTCCCATTTACTCCTACTTGTCCGAGAAGCACTTACAATATGCAGGTAAGAGCAATGGCGGATTATATTGCTGTTCTGGAAGCAAGGGCAGTTATGGAAAAAGTTGATTTGGAGGTATGATTATGGACATTTCAACACTTGGCTCATGTATAGCAATCGTTATGATCTGTTACATCGTAGGAATGGGCTGCAAAGCATCAAAAAGAATCTCTGATGAATGGATTCCAGTAATCATGGCGGTTATTGGTGGAATTCTCGGAGCAGTCGGAATGGGAATTATCCCGGATTTCCCGGCAACGGATTATATCACGGCAGTTGCAGTCGGTATGTTTAATGGACTGTCGGCCACTGGTGTGAATCAGGTTATTAAACAGACAGTGCAGAAAGAATAATTAAGGAGAGGGTATCATGTATTCATCTAAAATTACACTTTTCAACTATTACGAAAGTGCCACGACAGGAGATGCGTACTGGTATCCTCATGTTTTATCTGGTGTCGACCTTATTACCGATAAAGGAGCAATCCTTAAGAAGTACGGACCAGATGCAACAGACAACGCACAGTTGCACGTACGCTATACTGTCCAGAACGGTGATATAACCATTGCTGACAGGAATGGTAAGATTCTCCCATGGGTGCCACCTAAGGAGTGGAAAAGACAGATTAACAATGCTCTGGAAGATACTATTACATTCTCAGAGGAATCGTTTTTCTGGGAGGGTGAGTGGACTGGTGGAACAGTCACTGATGGTGATTACAGAAATGGATTCTATCAGTACATGAATGAGAATAAGGATAATGTGTTTAAGATTACCAGTGTTGGCGGTCCGTATACGCTGATTCCGCATTTTGAGATTCTAGGTAAGTGATATGAGTAAAGTTCATCATTTCAAAGGATTCTCCGTAGTTGATGGAGATATGAAAATTAAACTGAATATGAACAGATTCTCCAGACAGTATCAAGAAGCTCAGTATCTCCTTGATGGAATGGTTATGGACAGTATGATTCCATTCATGCCAATGATCTCAGGAAATTTTATTAACCGTACAAGAGCAGAAAGTACATCTTTACAAGGCAGTGGAAAAGTATGTGCGGCGGCGGCTCCATACGGGCGCTTTCTGTATGAGGGTAAAACCATGGTTGACGAATCAACCGGAAGCCCTTATGCGAGACGTGGAGCAAAGAAAGTCCTTGTCAGTCAGTTCTCTGGTCGGACAGCCGCAAAGGAAAATCTTGAATACACCAGACAGGCTCACCCACGGGCACAGGCAAAATGGTTTGATGCCGCTAAACGGCAATACGGTGACACATGGATTCGCAAAGTAAAAGCACAAGCAGGAGGTGGACGACATGGCAGATAAGCCAATTGGCAAAGATGCAACCGGATATGAGATTTTGACAGATGCCATGAAAGCACTTCTGAATCAGTATCCAGGGCTATACGAAAATGAAACAATCAAATTTGAAGAACTCGGCAAAGATTCCGGAATCGCTTTCTCGGCAGACAACGGAGCTTTGATCTATTCAGAAAAGGAAGATGTATGTGGAGTAATGCATCAGGTATGCCAGTACCCATTTTATGTAGTATACCGCACGGCATCCGACAAGGAGCGGCAGAAACTATCTGTTCAGAAGTTCCTTGACAGCCTCGGCAAATGGATATGTCGAGAACCAGTTGTCATAAACGGCGCTGAGACACGCTTATCTGCTTTTCCAGAGCTTTCACAAGGAAGAGTAATAAAACGTATCACTCGTGATAATTCCTACGGATTAGAGCCACAGGAGAACGGCGTGCAGGACTGGTTATTACCATTATCGGTACGCTACGAAAACACTTATGAAGTAATATAACGTAACAACCGGCTATCAATTAGAGATAGTCGCTAACCTACACAGCCTTTTAAAAATGATAGGCAGAAAGGACATTTCTATGCCAGTAACAGGAAAAATTGATCGTAAATATATGGCTCATTACATTGATTCTGGTTCCCTCTGCGGAGGACTGACACCGAAATATGAGCGTCTTGGAAAAGATCTGGAAGAGTATAACGTAGAACTCAATCCAGATACTGAAACATCTAAAAACATTCTCGGAGAATCCACATTTAAGCATAACGGCTACGAAGCTTCTTCTGACGCTGATCCGTTTTATGCAGACACCACATCAGACCTGTTTGAAAAGCTTCAGCAGATTGTAGACGAACGTCTTAAAGATGATAATCTGAAAACAAGTGCAGTTGAAGTACACCTCTGGAAAGAAGCAACAGCCGGTAAATACGAAGCATACAAGCAGGATTGCCATGTTGTGCCGACATCCTACGGCGGTGATACATCCGGCTATCAGATTCCATTTACCGTGAACTACGTTGGAGAGCGCGTCAAAGGTAAATTTGACATTACTTCCGGCTCATTCACAGCTGACAGCAAATAATTTTAGGAGGGTGTAGAAAATGGCAAAGACAATTAATACAAACATTGATGATGGATTTCTTCTTTTCACATTCACAAACAAACAGGGTGAAGTGTTCTCCTCATTCAAACTGAATCCTACCGACATCAACATTGCGGCAAGAGCGGAAGAATTGGAAACTTTCTTTGAACAGGCTCAGGAATCTGTTAAAAATGTTTCTTCCAGCAAAGAAATGGCAGAGATTAATAAGCAGATTGAGGACAAAATCAATTATATGCTCGGATACGAAGCATCTAAGGATTTATTTAAAGAACCAATTACCGCAACAACTGTTTTTGGAAATGGTCAGGTGTTCGCCTATATCGTTCTGGACAAAATCAATGAAGCACTTACACCAGAAATTGAAAAAAGAAAGAAAAAAATGCAGGAAGCAGTCAATAAGTACACGGAGAAGTATACAAAATGACCGCCTATGAGTTGCCCACCTCACTAAATATCAGTGGGGTGGATTTTTCTATCAGGACAGATTTTCGAGTAATTATTGATATTCTGGTTGCCATGAACGACCCAGAATTAGACGAACAAGCGAAAGCTATTGTTATGTTACAGATTCTATTTGAGGACTGGCAAAGTATACCCCCAGAACATCTTACAGAAGCTTGTCAGAAAGCCTGCGAGTTTATCGACTGCGGTCAAATTGATGATAGTCCGAATAAGCCTAAACCCCGTTTGATGGACTGGGAACAGGACGGAGACATGATCGTTCCGGCAGTAAACAAGGTTGCCGGAAAAGAAATCAGAACCATTCCGTACATGCACTGGTGGACGTTTTTCGGATACTTTATGGAGTCTGGCGAGTGCTTGTTCAACACGGTCGTTGGAATCCGTTCAAAAAAAGCAAAGGGTGAAAAGCTCGATAAATGGGAAAAGAAATTCTATCAGGAAAATAAAAACATCATTGATATAAAAACACGTCTCAGCGATGAAGAGCAAGCGTACAAGGATGCGCTGAATGAGATGTTGAACCTCAAATAGTTAGGAGGTGGACACATGGCTGCTGATGGCTCAGTCATTATTGATACCAGAATGGACACATCAGGTGTGCAAAACGGCGTATCAGCAATCAGACAGTCTTTTAACGGACTTGGCAGCGTAGTAAAAAAAATAGGCATACTGATTGGCGGAGCATTCGCAATTGGGAAACTGGCCCAGTTTGGGAAAGAGTGCGTAGAACTTGGCTCTAATCTGGCAGAAGTGCAGAACGTGGTTGATGTTACATTTACAACCATGTCTGATAAGGTTAATGAGTTTGCAAAGAACGCTATGACCTCAGCCGGACTGTCAGAAACGATGGCAAAACAGTATGTTGGTACATTCGGAGCAATGTCTAAGTCGTTCGGATTCTCAGAAGCACAGGCTTACGATATGTCAACAGCTCTGACACAGCTAACTGGTGATGTGGCATCATTTTATAACATCAGTCAGGACTTGGCTTATATCAAGCTAAAATCAGTGTTTACGGGCGAAACGGAGACACTCAAGGACCTCGGCGTGGTAATGACCCAGTCGGCACTTGACCAGTATGCACTGGCTAATGGCTACGGCAAAACCACATCTGCCATGACCGAACAAGAGAAAGTGGCTCTCCGTCTGGCTTTTGTGCAGAAACAGTTATCGGCTGCATCGGGTGACTTCATCCGTACTTCTGACAGCTGGGCGAATCAGGTGCGAGTGATGCAGTTACAGCTGCAATCTCTCAAGGCAACAGTCGGACAGGGGTTAATCAATCTCTTCACTCCTGTTCTGAAAGTTATTAATATCTTACTCGGTAAGTTAGCAACTCTGGCAAATGCCTTCAAGTCATTTACGGAGTTAATCACTGGAAAGAAGTCTTCTGGACAAACAGGCGCGAGTGGCGCAGGCCTTGCCGGAACAGATGCGATAGCTGATACGGCCGACCAATATGGAAATGCTGCCGACAATGCCGAAAAGCTGGCAGATGCAACAAATGATACAGCGGACGCAACCAAGAAAGCTACTAAGGCGGCAAAAGGATACCTTAGTCCCCTTGACGAAATAAATAATTACTCAACGGATAAAAGTGCAGATTCATCGTCAAAAGTACCGGGCGCAACCGGTGGACTTGCAGACCAGATGAAAAATGCTGTGCAAAATGTTGATTATGGAAAGGTTGCAGAAGGCGAGACAGTTCTTGATAAAATTAGTGATTCGGCAAAGAAACTTGCAAATTTGTTCAAAAAACTTTGGAAGCCTTTTCAGGACGCATGGAAAAAAGAGGGCAAGAACACCATTAACGCAGCAAACATTGCTTTGTCGGGAATTGCGAAGCTTGCCAAGAGTGTAGGCAGGAGCCTCATGGAAGTCTGGACAAACGGTACAGGTACGACAATGCTTACAACCATGCTAAGGATTGCTCAGAACGTGCTTAAAACTATTGGGAATATTGCATCCGGTTTTGCCGATGCGTGGAATAAGAACAATGTCGGAACGCAGATTATACAGAACATCGCAGATGCTCTTGTGGTGGTTATGCAGTTCATTGAGAGAATTGCCGCAGATACGGCAACGTGGGCGGCAAACTTAGATTTCTATCCGCTGTTAGAATCTATCAGTAATCTGGCAAGTGCATTTGCACCAATTCTGGAATCTATTGGAAATGTTCTTGAATGGATTTACAATAACATCGTTCTTCCGATGTTGAAATGGGTTATTGAGGTAGGACTTCCGACAGTGATTAATTTAGTCGCAAAAGTAGCAACTTTTCTTGCTGATCATCAGTCGATTGTTGAAGCGTTCGGCGCAGCCCTAATCGGAGCGTTCGCGGCAGCAAAGATTGCAGAATTAGCATCGGGAGTTATTAAAAGTGCATCTGGAATAGCTACAGCTGTAAAAGGACTTATCGCGTTAATGACTGGCACTGGCGGGATCATGGGTGGAATCAAGGCCATTGCGACAGCAATCGGTACTGGCGGGATTTTCGCGATCGCAGTCGGTGCTGCTATAGCAATCGGAGTTTTGCTGTACAAAAACTGGGATGAAATATGCGCGGCAGCAACAAAATTAAAAGACTGGGTTGTTGAAAAGACTCGTGAATTGTCAGAATCAGCAACACGTACATTAAGCAATTTGAAAGAAAAGATAGCTAATGTTTGGAATATTATTAAAACATCAACATCTACTACTTGGAACGCAATCAAAAAGACACTTTCTGGCCTTTGGAACTCTCTTAAATCCACAGCTAGTACAGTATTTAATACAATTAAAACTAAAGTTGTAAGCGTATGGGACAGCGTAAAGAACAAGACGTCTCAAACATGGGAAAACGTAACTACATTTGTTTCCAATAAAGTAGAAGCGATAAAAAATGCTATCACTAATAAGTTTAACGCCGCCAGAGATGCAGTCAAGTCTGCATTTGAAGGTATCGTGAATTTCATCAAAGCTCCGATTAATCAGGCAATCAGCATTGTTAATAATGCAGTTGGAATGATTAATAATGCAATTGGTGGAATTGAATCTGCTTTCTCTTTCGGGCCTTGGACTGTTCCAACACCATTTGGTTCAAAGACTATCGGATTTCATGCAACATTTCCACGTATCGGAACTATCCCATATCTGGCCAGTGGTGCAGTTATTCCACCGCGGAGTGAATTTCTTGCGGTATTAGGTGACCAGAAAAAAGGCAATAACCTGGAAGCGCCGGAAAGCCTGTTGCGTCAGATCGTCCGAGAAGAATCAGGAAAAGGACAGGGAGATGGAAATACCTATAATGTTACAGTTAATGCATCTGGCAGAAAATTGTTAGATATTATTATCAGTGAAGCTGAAATGAGAAGAAATCGAAACGGGAAGAACCCATTTGAGTTAGCATAAGGAGGAGAATATGGCGCAGGAACAATTCAAAATAGACAATGTTATTATAAGAGCACCGGATAGTTACAAACCGGTGTTCGCAACCACTTCTACAGAAGACTCTAAAAGAAGTCAGGATTTAATCATGCATAATGCACCAATGGGAACGATTGGTGGGTATGACATGCAATGGGGTGAACTTTCGTGGGCTGAAATAGCAACCATACTAAATACTGTGCTTAACAAAAGCCAATTTACATTCCACCACAAAGACCCGACTGTTCCGGGAAGATGGGTAGACAGAACATTCTACGCATCAAATTTTAATATGGCTGCGCAAACCCTGAAAGACGGGGAAGAAAAGTGGACGGATTTGTCTATCAATGTAAGGAGGATTGAGCCGATTTGATAAATGTATCTACTCAGTTGAAGAAAGAATCTCTTACAAACAGAAATTATTACGTGACAGCAAATGTTACATTGTCAAATGGCACAACTCTTAAATTAGGCAAAAAAGACTTTTACTTGTCTGGAAATAGTCTTGTAGATTCAGCAGACTCTGGGGACTTTCCGGTGGGTGTAGCAGTAGAAAAAACGGCAAGTTTATCATTAGTAAATGATGACGGGCGCTTTGACGGATATAATTTTAATGCTGCAAGGTTTGTCATCTTTCTCAATGTGCAGTTATCTGACAGGATAGAAACTATAAAAAGAGGTACTTATATTGTATCGAAAAAACCTGCAACAGCAAGTGAAATAAGCCTTTCTCTCTTAGACAAAATGCATAACGCTGATAAGGCGTATGATTCTAATTTATCTTTTCCTTGCACTGTCAAGGAACTGCTCTCAGAATGCTGTCAGCAATGTGGAATTACTCTTGGAGATGCAGTGTTTCCAAATGCAGATTTTCAAATTCAACAAGCACCATCTAATGCAACATACCGTACAGTAATCGGAATGTGTGCCGGAATAGCCGGCGGAAACGCAAGAATTGATGAAAATGACTTACTCAGAATTATTACGTTTGATAAGACATTTACCAATATGATTATTTACGATGGTGGAGCGGTAAAAAATTGGACAAATGGTGATGATCTGGATGGCGGTACGCTTAATCCATGGACAGCAGGGACTGTGGTTGATGGTGGTACGTTAAGCAATAACAATTATCACGCGTTATTTTCAATTCAGAATCTACAATATGATGTAGACGATGTTATTGTAACAGGTGTTAAATGCGTAGAAGATGAGACCGAATATATGTCGGGTCAGGACGGCTATGTAATTACTATTGATAATCAGCTATTGTCAGGAAATGCACAGGCAGGAGTCGAAGCTATTGGAAATCAATTAATCGGTTTACGAATGCGCCCTTTTTCATGTGACGGAATTGCCAACGGATACGCCACTTTCGGCGATCCAGTTGAATTTATTGATACAAAAAATCGTGTTTTTAGATCGTTTGCAACTAATGTAGAATTTGTGTTTGGTGGTTCAACATCATGGAGCTGTAGTGCAAAGAGTGCTGAAGAAGACGCAAGCGAGTTTATTGGTGAACAGCAAGCAGCGGTAGAGCAATCAAAGAAAGATATAGAAAAGAAGCTATCTGCCTATGACATAAAGCTCAAACAGATGAATGAACTTGCAGCCAACACCCTTGGATTCTACTATACAGAAGAAGTTCAGGCAGACGGATCGACGGTATCATATCGCCACGACAAGCCTACACTTGCTGATTCTAAAGTAATCTATAAGACAAGTGTTGATGGATTCTTCTTATCTGTGGATGGCGGTCAGACTTGGAAAGCAGGCTTTGACAGTAATGGGGATGCTGTTCTGAACATCCTGTATGCTATTGGAATCCAGTCCGAATGGATTAATACAAGAGGTTTTACAGCAAAAGATAATAACGGAAATGTTACATTAAGAATAGACGCTGATACAGGTGCCGTCACGCTAGAAGTTGAAAACTTTACGTTAAAAAGCAGGACTATTGAACAGATCGCTAAGGACATTGCGGACGAGGCAGTTCAAAACAATGTAACTGTCCCGAACTATTATGGCACGTATGTACCAACATTGCAGAACTATCCGGCGTCTGAGTGGAAAAGTGAAGAATATAAAAAGCATGACGGCTCGATTTTCATGAACTTCTCTACAAGCCAGGTATATATGTTTTCTGGGGCTGATGGCGCTTGGCAGGAACTGGATGCTAAAAAAATTGTCAATTTTGAAAGAGTTTTTAACGCTTTAACGGATAACGGTAAACAAGAGGGAATTTATATGCAGAACGGGCATCTGTACATAAATGCTTCCTATATTAAGTCCGGCCAGATTTCAGCTGATTTGATTAATCTGAAGAACATCAACGTTACAAACAGTTCTGGAACATCAACATTTGCGATTGATAACTACGGAAATGTTACGCTCAGGCCTAATACATTTGTGTTAACAAACGGTGATACAATATATAGTGTTGCGGAAGATAAAGCTTCGACAGCGTTATCGAATGCGAATCGCTATACAGACAATGCGCTTGGTAATCTTGACATAGGGAAGATGTCTAAACAAGAAATTATTGATGTGTTAAGCGATAACAGCAGCAATAAAGGTCTGTATCTATCAAATGGCAATGTGTACATGAATGCCGATTATATTAACACAGGCGAATTAGCAGGATGGGAAGTTGGATATAAAAAGCTTTCAGCACGTGGCACGTATGGAGAAGTAACGCTAGACGCTTCAGCTGGGGAAATCTATTCAAGGACGGATACAGGAGTATATGTGCCGGGGTATGGCACATTATATGGAACGCGAATTAGAGGAATCAATCTCTATACAGGAACTGTACACGCAAGTTCAGTCTCGGTTAATACCAGTGTTTCGGCTGACAGCGTTTCAGCATCAAAGAAAGTTACAGCAGGTACACATATAGAAGCTAGCGGTCATTTCTACAGCGTAGGTACGGGGACAGACCTTGCAGATGCTTCTATCAGAGGGAAGTTGAAAGTAAGCGGGACAAAATCAAGATCAGTTTCGACGGTAGACTACGATGAACAGCTCTTTTATTGCTATGAAATGCCAACCCCATTCTTTGGAGATATCGGTGAATCTGTAATATCGGATGACGGGACTTGTATGATTGACATAGATGACATCTTTCAGGAATCTGCAAATGTCGGCATTAAATATTATGTGTTCTTGCAAAGAGAAGGAGAGGGCGACTGTTGGATAGCTGAGAAAGAGCAAAATTATTTTATTGTAAAAGGAACTCCGGGACTTAAATTTTCGTTTGAAATCAAAGCAAGACAAATCAAATATGAGCATATGCGATTTGCCGACCCAGGAGATACGGCTTATACAGACGCAAGAGATATAGAAATCCCTGAACCAGATTACGAATCAGAAGGAGCGGAAATCCCTGAACCAGATTACGAATCAGATCTTATTAACGATAGAGCAAATATAATCAACCAGATGGAGGTAGCATTATGAAGAAGATTTTAACAAGTTTCATGAATCTTAGCACCGGAGAAGGAAGTCGCATTGCCTATACTTATTCAGAAGTAGATGAGAATACAGGAAGTATTATCAGCCAGAATAATAAAGGTAATTTCCTTGTAATGAATGACGATGTACAGAAAAATCTTGATTCCATAAAGAATTATATAAAAAATAATTTCCTTTTATAAGGAGGCGAGTTTGATATGGCCAATACATACACAATACAATTCCGGCGCGGTATGTACGCCGATTTTGATACGTCGAAAATTCGTCCCGGAGAACCCGTTGCGATTCTTGGCAATGATCCGTCCGTTCCATCCGGTAAAGCCTTATACATTGCGTTTGCAGCTAATGATGTAAGACGGTTGTGTTCCATTGAGGATATTTCAGAGATGGTTAATGCCGGAGAATTTGTTGGTCCACAAGGACCCAAAGGTGAAAAAGGAGAGCGAGGAGAAAAAGGCGCAGAGGGTCCTACTGGTCCACAGGGTCCAAAAGGTGAAAAAGGAGATAAAGGTGATCCGGGAGAAAAGGGCATGGATGGCACCGTAGCATTTGAATCGCTGACACCTGAGCAGAAAGAATCACTAAGGGGTATCTCTATCACAGCGGTCAGTATCGACACGGATGGAAATTTGACAATAACATTTTCAGATGGCGATAGTGAAAATGTTGGGAATATTATAGGGCCTCAAGGAGTGCAAGGTCCAAAAGGTGATAAAGGAGATGTTGGCCCACAGGGTCCGCAAGGCCCGCAAGGAGAAAAAGGCGAGCAGGGAAATGACGGAACATCTCTTAATATCCTTGGTACAAAAGAATCTGAGGCAGACCTCCCCCTGAGTGCAGAGAAGAACGACGCGTATTTAATAAATGGAGAAATGTGGGTTTTTGACGGCACGAATTGGAACAATGCTGGCAAGATTCAAGGGCCGCAAGGTCCGCAGGGACCAGTCGGTCCGCAAGGGCCAAAGGGTGACCCAGGGCCGCAGGGCATAAAAGGAGACCCTGGAGAAAAAGGAGAGCAGGGAGCACAGGGTCTAAAAGGCGATACTGGTCCGCAAGGTGAACAAGGCCCAGTTGGCCCAAAAGGTGAGCAGGGAGATACTGGTGCGCGAGGAATCACATTTATTCCTGTTGTAGACAGCAAAGGAAATATAAGCTGGAGTAATGACGGAGGACTTGAAAACCCCCAGACAGTAAATGTTACCGGCCCGAAAGGTGATACAGGCGCAAAAGGAGATGTTGGACCACAAGGAGAAAGGGGAGAGACTGGAGATGCCGGACCTAAAGGAGACAAGGGCACTACATTCGTTCCAAGTGTAGACACTGATGGAAACATAAGCTGGAGCAACGCAGATGGAATTGCCAATCCTGAAACAGTAAATATCAAAGGGCCAAAAGGAGACAAGGGGAGTGATGCGACTGTCCCGATTGCTACAATCGAAACTCTTGGTAAGGTTAAGCCCGACGGCAAGACAACATTCATAGATGCAGACGGAACACTCCACGCAAAAGGCGGTGGCACAACAGTTACTCCCAAACCCGTAAACAACCCAACTATTGAAAATGCAAACGCATCCGTAATTATCAAGTGGCAAGACCCTGAAAACACGGTAATCAATGGTTCAACATTCTCCACATGGGCTGGTACAAAACTCGTAATGAAAGAAACAGGCTATCCTGCAAATCCAGATGACGGAACGCTTGTGATTGATAATACAGTGAGGGATAAATACAAAACCACGGGTTATACCGTCACAGGACTGACAAACGGCAAAAAATATTATTTTGCGCTGTTCCCGTATAGTACTGATGGTGTATACAACTATGATGCAGGGAACAGACTTCTCGGCGAGCCAGAGGATTTAAAGTTTGTCACATTCGCTGACGGAACAGATGAAGAAATCACCAAGATGATTGAGGCGCATTACGCAGGCAGAATCAACATTGGTGACTATTGGGCGGTTGGTGACAAGAGAACTATTCATCACAATGCAATGTCTGCAACAGGCGTTTCGGAATCTCACAAAGCAAACGATTACGCTTATGTGATTATCGGAATTGAACATGATGACTTAGTGACTGCTATTAATGGCAAGACCAAAGCTGCTATTACAATTCAGACAGAACGTATGCTGTATTTAGACACAACAACAGAATATAACAGTTCATATGATATAGAACATGAATGTGGTCATATGAACATTGCAAACTCGAATAGTAGTAGTTGGGAAGGCTGTGAAAGACGTAGATGGTGTAATAATGTGTACAAAGGATGCTTGCCTCCCTATATCCAAAACATGATGAAACCGGCCAAGAAGCTGACATCAGCAGGTGGTCAGAACAGTACAATCAAGACTTCTAACGACTATGCGTTTCTACCTTCTGAAATTGAGATTTTTGGCAGCACTACATATTCTTTCGCAGGTGAAGGAAAACAGTATCAATATTTCAAGAATGCGACTGCAAACAGATATAAGAAACCATTTTATAATAATTTCTATGTATCTGGCCAGTATTGGACACGTTCGCCTCGCTCCAGCAGCAGTTCGAGCTTCTGTTCTGTGTACGTAAACGGGAATGCGGACTATAGCGGTGCCAGCAGCTTTATTAGCTTCGCCCCTTGCTTATGTATCTAAAATCCTAGCAAATTAACGAATTATTTATAGCCGAATGGCTAAGAACAGGAGGTGCATATGGATAAAAAGGAAATTGCAAATATCTACAAAGCAATTAATCGAGTTTCAAACAGGCTGAATGAGATGTCTGAGAAGTTGGATTTTGTCATGCAGATGCTTAATGCAGAATCTAATCGCAAGATTCTAATCAATGGCGATGGCATTGACGGTCTGGCTGAACTTGTATCAACACATGATTCAGCACTTGATGAACTTGCTACTTTAGTTTCAACAATTGAGGGTGAGAATAATGGTTAAATTTTTTGAAGAAAGAGTTATCAACGGATTAAAGAAATGGATGGATGTTCCTGAGCTGTGGAACGCAAAGGTGATTAAGAAACTTAAAGAGGACGGTTATGTGCTGAATGAGGATGGGACGGTAGAAAAAGCAAGCTTGCTACAGTAAAACATAATATATACAACAAAATCTAGGAGGTTTCTTACATGACAGATAAACAAAAAGCAGTTCTCAGAAAGATTATTTATGCAGTCGAAACCGGCGGGCAGATTTATGGACAGCAGGATTATTCGGACTTCACAGAAGCCTACACCAATTCTTCTGAAGAACACGCAATTACAATCGGTGCCGGACAGTGGTACGCAACCGAAGCACAAACACTTTTGAAACGGATTCATGATGCAGATACGGAAGCATGGAGCCGACTGGATAATATCGGGTTATGGGAACAGGTGCAGGAAGCAGATTGGTCTTGTTTTAATATTTCCAGAAACAGCCAGTTTGCAAATTTAATCGTACGGCTCATATCGTCTAAAACCGGCGTTAAATGCCAAGATAACCTTATGGATGAACAATTAGCCGCCTATACAGAAGAAGCCCTTAAACAGGGCGTTACGGACGCTAGAGCGCAAGCTATGTGTGTGAACTTTAGACACCAAGGTGGACAGGGAGCAGTAACAAGGATTCTGGCAAAGACTCAGAAACCATATACACTCGACAATCTCTATGCAGCCTGCCAGACCGATACAGGGAACCAGGTCGGGGCATATAAGAGCCGGCAGAAGTTTGTTTACGATGCATTAAAGACATATTTTCCAGAAAGTGAGGAAACAGGTATGAACGCAATTGACAAATTAATCCAGATCGCAAAGAATGAAGTTGGATATCTTGAAAAAGCAAGCAATAGCCAGCTCGATAGCAAGACGGCAAACGCCGGAGAAAATAATTATACAAAATATTGGAGAGATGTAAAGCCATCTTATCAAGGACAGCCATGGTGTGCCGGCTTTGTGAGTTGGTGCTTCATGAAAGCTTTTGGACAGGAGAAAGCAAAGGAACTCTTAAAACACTGGCCTTATGTGTACTGTCCGACACTTGGCAATCTGTTTACAAAGAATGCTAATCCAAAGATTGGTGATATCGTAATCTTTTACCGTAACGGAACATTTACTCATACCGGTATAGTAACAGCCGTGATTGGAGACATGTTCTATACCATTGAAGGAAACACTTCCGGCGCGTCCGGTATAATCGCAAATGGCGGCGGTGTCTGTGCAAAGAGCTATCTTAATAGCCAGATGCCTGGAACAAAATTCTGCACTCCAAACTACAGTTTAATCAAAGATACAACGCCAGTTTCAGACTCAGATACAGTCAAAAAACAGAACACCAGAGCCTACATTGCACAGATTAAAAAAGACACAAAATGTTATACAAAATCAAACAAAAATAGTCCATCTAAACTGTTTCCGAAGCTGAAAAAAGGTGCAGTTGTAGAGGTAATGAAGTACACAGAAACTGACAGTTCCGGGCTGAAATGGTACTTCGTCAGAATCCCGTACCCGAATGATGATGGGTTCGTATTTGAGTTTGTCCCGAAGGGCGTATTTACCAGAATTTCAGAAATTCATAAATAAAAACTCCCGGGGATAGTACCCCGGGAATCAGGTTTCTTATAACATATTGTATCATTTCGTTTTGTAAATCCTATTAGTTCGTTGGACACACGTTAGTCACAAATAAAAAAATCATTTCCTAATTGAATATCCTCTAAAGTACTGTATTTAAAGGACTTTCTGATATTTGCATAGTTCTAATTAATATCCTAGTTGAATACAATTAGAATAATGAAAATGAAATGAGTGAACTCCTTGTAAAATCGCTGAGAATGTTGATTTTACAAGGGTTTCACGC